ATGTCTGGACGCTTTTAAATAATATGTCCAACGAACCTCGGGGGCGTGTTGCCCCCTCGCCACCACCACCATTTTTGAAGGGAACCAGTGATTCATTCGTTGGTGCTTATCCCTGGAATAACGTCAAAAAAGAGGCTATTGGCCGCGACAGACCCCTTACACGTGCCGAACTCCGTCAGGTGCAAGGTGTTTTAAACCGTATTGACCGTCTGCCATTTTTCCTGCAAACGCTGTTTACATCGCGTTATAACTTCATCCGCCGTAAAAAGAGCCCTTTGGGTGGGCTGTATTTCCTTAAAAACACGTTTGAGCACAAGCTGCTGCCGCGTCTTGAGCGTGTTAATGAGCTGTGCGGGATGAATGAATCCGCCTCGATTGGTTTTCTGTCCGAGCGCGACCAGTATGCGCGCTTACCAGATATGAATGACAAAGAACTCAGGAAATTTGCGGCCAGAATTGCCTCTCAGCTCTGGAGCAAATACGAGGAGTTAAGCGACGCCTGGGCGGATGCTCACGGCGGGAAAGAGACACTTTTCACCGATGAAGCTCAGTCGCACCTATACGGGCAAGTGGCCGGTGTTGCTCGCGCATTTAACATCACCCCGATGTACTGGAAAAAATACCGTAAGGGTCAGATAACGATCCGACAGGCATTTTCCTCTATTTCACGACTGATTAAAGATGAATGGTGGGTTAATCAGCTTAAGGCACAGCGGATGCGCTGGCGCGAGGCGCTGCTCATCGCTGCCGGTGAGGTCAATAAAGACCGCTCACCTTACGCAAGCAAAAGGGCGATCCGCGATGTTCACGCGCGCCGCCTGGCTAATCTTGAATACCTCAAATCATGCGAACTGGAAAACAAAGTCACCGGCGAACGTATCGACCTCATCAGTAAGGTCATGGGGAGTATTTCTAACCCTGAAATACGCCGCATGGAGCTGATGAACACTATCGCCGGGATTGAACGCTACGCGACCAGCGTTGGTGACGTGGGGATGTTTATCACGCTGACCACGCCATCGAAGTATCACCCGACCCGTCAGGTTGGCAAAGGTGAAAGCAAAACTGTGCAGCTCAATCACGGCTGGAACGAAACAGCATTTACACCCAAAGACGGCCAGCGCTATCTGTGCCGAATCTGGAGCCTGATGCGTACAGCTTTCAAAGATAACGATTTAGAGGTTTACGGGATGCGCGTTGTCGAACCGCACCACGACGGCACGCCACACTGGCACATGATGCTTTTTTGCAAACCCGGTCAGCGTAAAGCCATTAACGAAATTATGCGTCGTTATGCCCTCAAAGAGGACGGACACGAAAAGGGCGCGTCAAAACAGCGCTTTGAGTCACGCCATCTTAATCAGGGCGGAGCAGCGGGTTATATCGCTAAATACATTGCAAAAAATATCGACGGTTACGCGCTCGACGGTCAGCTCGATCACGACACCGGCAAGCCTCTGAAAGATACGGCCGCAGCCGTCACCGCATGGGCGTCAACATGGCGTATCCCTCAGTTTAAACCGATTGGTCTCCCGACGATGGGCGCTTACCGCGAACTGCGCAAACTGCCGCGCGGGGTGAGTATTGCCTGCGAGTTTGACGACAGGGTCGAGGCCGCACGAGCAGCTGCAGATGAGGGGGATTTTGAGCGGTACATCATCGCCCAGGGTGGGGCAAACATGCCGCGTGATGCTCAGGCCGTCAGGGTCGCCCGTAAGGTGACGGATGAGGTCAACGAATACGAGGAAGATATTGAGAGGGTTGTCGGGATTTATGCCCCTCACCTCGGGGCTCACCGTGTCCATGTAACCCGTACAGCCGAATGGCGAATCGTACCAAAGGTTTTGGCCGTTGAGCCTTTGACCTTAAAAAGCGGCTCTGCCGCGCCTCGGAGTCCTGTCAATAACTGTGGAAAGCTCACCGGAGGTGGTGATCTAGTTATGACCCCCACACCGTCTGAGCAAGCCGCAGCGGTGTTAAATCTGATTGAGTGCGGGGTTATCGGCTGGAATGAGCCGGACGTCGTGAAGGTGCTTAACGGGGCGTTAAAGGCGGGCGCACCGCGCAAACATCGGCAGCAAAGAAGCAATGCGCCGCTCAAAACCAGCGAGCAAGCCCCATCAGCCAGGATGACAAAGCCCGAAAGGGAGCTCGTCGCTAAAATTCGTTTCGATTTGGCTCAGCAAGGCATTATACCGGAACGTTGGGCGCTCGACGTGCTAGCCCGTGGGGCAACAGTGATTTTTGATGAGATAAGGTGTTGCTACTCGCACAGGGATGATTTTTGTGATGACATTAATTCATTGAATAACTGGGCTGTAAGTTAAAGAAAAATTGAATCATAATTCATTCCGAATGCAAATACTTAACCCGCCCAGAATCTGTTTGAAAGGGATGTTTATGCTTATATATCAAGGTGGTAAGGAAATTGATGAGGATGATTTCCGTTCTCATGTTTATTCGCTGTGCCAATTAGACAATGTAGGAGTGCTCTTAGGTGCCGGCGCTTCGGTTGGTTGCGGTGGGAAAACCATGAAAGAAGTCTGGCAGTCCTTTAAGCAAGATCATCCAGATCTTTTATTGCTACTCATTGAACGTTATCTTCTCGTTTCTAAGACCGATTCAGAATCTGATTCAGTAAACGTCGAGCTTTTAATTGATGAAGCAACAAAGTTTTTATCAGTAGCTAAAACAAGACGTAATGAGGCTGAAGAAAAAGAATTTAGAACTATTTTAAGTGCATTATACAAAGGGGTAACTAAAGCTGCGTTACTAACAGGAGAAGAATTCAGTCAAAAAAATCAAGGGAAAAAAGTACAGTTTAAATATCATAAAGAGTTAATATCAAAATTAATTTCAAATCGACAGCCTGGCCAGTCAGCACCAGCACTTTTTACAACAAATTATGATTTGGCTTTAGAGTGGGCGGCGGAAGATCTCGGTATTCAGTTGTTTAATGGCTTCTCAGGCCTGCACACAAGACAGTTTTATCCACAAAATTTTGATTTGGCTTTCAGAAATGTTAATGCGAAGGGAGAGGCTAGGTTTGGTCATTACCACGCCTATCTTTATAAGTTGCATGGTTCTCTTACATGGTATCAAGATGATAGTTTAACAGTTAACGAAGTAAGCTCATCTCAAGCTTATAATAACTACATCAAAGATATTATAACTGAAGATGATTATTATCGAGGCCAGCATTTAATTTACCCCGGAGCAAACAAATATAGCCATACAATTGTATTTGTTTATGGCGAAATGTTTAGGCGATTTGGGGAGTTTCTTTCAAAATCACAAACGGCTCTTTTTGTAAATGGTTTCGGTTTTGGTGATTACCATATAAATAGAATAATATTAGGTGCATTATTAAATCCTTCCTTCCATGTTGTTGTTTATTATCCAGAATTATCTAAGGCTCAAATCAATGTTGATTCTGGTGTCGCCTCGGAAGGCGAAAAAGCAATAATTACTTTAAAACATTTAACTCTCAATCAAGTGACGGTCGTAGGAGGCGGAGGTGATGCTTACTTTGATAGTTTTGTGAAACATCTTCCATATCCAGTTCTTTTCCCTCGAGAAAATACTGTAGACGATTTGGTTGAAGCCATCTCAAAATTGTCTAAAGGAGAAGGTCATGACCCATTTTAAACATTCAGAGCTTTCCGCGATCGGCTATGTAGTTGGATTGGAAGGTGAAAAAATTAGAATAAACCTTCATGAAGGGTTACAAGGAAGATTAGCATCACATAGGGATGGGGTAAGTTCGGTTACCCAGCCAGGAGATCTCATTGGTTTTGATGCCGGTAATATATTGGTGGTTGCACGCGTGACGGACATGGCCTTTGTTGAGGCGGATAAAGCCCATAAAGCAAATATTGGAACCTCAGATATAGCAGATATGCCTCTTAGGCAAATCATAGCCTACGCAATAGGTTTTGTTAAAAGGGAATCAGACGGGTATGTTTTTGTTTCTGAAGATTGGCGATTACCAGCGTTGGGTGCTTCAGCTGTTCCTT